CAAGCTAAACTAGATGTAGCTCCACCAAAAGGAGTTTTAGATAAAGCTGATTTTAAAGCACTAGGTAAAGCTGGATCAAAAGCAAAAACTATGAGAACAACAGCTATGGCTGGTGGCATGATGAGAGAAAAAGTCATGGGCGGTGGTAGTATGATGAGAGTAAACAAAGCTGGCGGTGGTGGACTTTACGCAAATATTCATGCTAAGAAAAAAAGAATAGCAGGTGGTTCAGGTGAAACTATGAGAAAAGTTGGAACTAAAGGAGCACCAACAGCAGCTAATTTTAAAAGAGCAGCAAAAACAGCTAAGAAAGCGTAATGCTAAAGTCTAGGGGCGTAAGTAGAATACTTCTTAAAAACGGTAGTTCTCCTGCGTGGACTAGAAGCGAAGGTAAATCAAAGTCTGGTGGATTGAATGAAAAAGGACGTAAGTCTTATGAAGCAGCTAATCCAGGATCTGATTTAAAAGCACCTCAACCGGAAGGTGGAGCAAGAAAGAAATCATTTTGTGCTAGAATGCGTGGAATGAGAAAAAGACAAAAACCAAGCAACAATACAGGTGACGATAGATTATCTAAGTCACTAAGAAAGTGGAAATGTTAATATGACAAAAAAAGCAAAACTACAAAAAGTAATTAAAGGCTTAAACAAAGCTTCTAAATTACATGCAGGCCAAGCTAAAGTATTAAAAGGCATGGTAAAAAAAGACAAGACAAAGAAAGCCTAAATATGATGGACCCATTAGTAGTCGTATCTAAAATGCAAAAAATGATGCGAGATAGCTTACAAAGAGTCGGCGATGCCATGATAAGTGGTGGTGTTGACAATATGGAAAAATACCAGTATATGTTAGGGCAAGCAAGAACATATCAATATCTATTACAGGAAATCTCTAACCTGCTAGAAGAAAAGGAGCAAAAAAATGAGCACGGAAAAGTTGTCGACATCAATGAAGGAAGTTCCAAAACATAGGAACGCACTTTCAGAAAAGTATAAAGAAGAATCTAAAGGTGAACGAGAACCTTTAAATCCAGAAAATATCAAAGACGTAAAAGATCAATTACCGGAACCCTCTGGTTATAGACTTTTAGTTTTACCTTTCACACCGAAAGAAAAAACTAAGGGTGGAATAATTATGGCTCAAGAGTCTTTGGAAAAATTAAGGATAGCTACAAATTGTGGTTATGTTTTAAAAGTTGGACCATTAGCATATTATGACAAAGAAAAATTTCCTACAGGACCTTGGTGTAAAAAAGGTGAGTGGGTTGTCTTTGCAAGATACGCTGGATCAAGATTACCAATAACTGGCGGAGAAGTCCGTCTTTTAAATGACGATGAAGTTTTAGGAACTATAAAAGATCCTGAAGCTGTGTTGCATAACATATAAACATAGAAGGAGTAAAACTATGCCAGAAACTGAAAAACAAGATCTAGTTGACATTGATACATCGGGACCCGGTGCTGATGTTCAATTAGAAGAAGAAACGGTAACGGAAGCACCAGCAGAAGAAGTTGTTGTTGAAGAACCTGAAGTTGAAACTAAAGTTGAGACACCAAAAGTTGAAACTAAAACTGAAGAACCAAAAGAAGAACTTGAAGAATATAGCGAAGGAGTTCAAAAAAGAATTTCTAAACTTACTAAGAAATGGAGAGAAGCGGAAAGACAAAAAGAAGCTGCTTTAGAGTTTGCAAAAGGAGGTCAAGTTGAATTAGAACAATTAAAAACAAAAGTTTCTAGACTTGAACCTGGTTATGTAAACGCCATGGAAGGTAAATTAAAAACTGGTTTAGAGGCGGCTAAGGCACAACTATTAAGAGCAAGAGAAGCTGGAGATATTGATGCTGAAGTTAATGCGCAAAAAGAAATTGGTAGAATTGGTATTGAAGAATCTAAAGTTAATACTTTAAAAAATAGATATCAACAACAAGCAGCGCAAGCGCCTGCTGCACCTAGAACATTAGATCAAGCTGTTCAAGCACCTCCTGCAGATCCAAAAGCAGAGGCCTGGGCAGACAATAATGATTGGTTTGGTAAGGATAATGCAATGACTTATACTGCATTTGATTTACATGATAAGCTAACCAAGAACGAAGGTTTTGATCCACATTCAGACGATTATTATAAAGAAATAGATAGACGAATGCGTCTTGACTTTCCGCATAAGTTTGATAAACAAGTGGTATCGGAAGGAACGACCAAACCTACACAAACAGTAGCGTCAGCAACGCGAAGTGTTAAACCTGGTCGCCAAACTGTGAGACTCACATCATCACAGGTAGCAATTGCTAAAAAATTAGGTGTGCCATTAGAAGAGTATGCGAAACAATTAAAAATCACGAAGGAGGCATAAGCATATGAGTACAGATACAATAAAAACTTCCCGTGCGAGTCAAACTAGAGTTAAGGAAACTAAAAAACAAGTTTGGACTCCACCATCATCTTTAGACGCACCCCCTGCACCAGATGGGTACCATCATAGATGGATAAGAGCTGAAACTATGGGTTTTGACGATACAAAAAACATGGCAGCTATGCTGAGATCCGGTTATGAATTAGTGAGAGCTGATCAATATCCAGAGACAGAATATCCAGCTATTAACGATGGGAAATACAAGGGAGTGATCGGAGTTGGCGGCCTATTGTTGGCTAGGATATCTTTAGAGTTAGTTCAATCGCGTAAGGAATATTTTGATAACCTTACAAAAGAAAAAGACGAAGCGATCAAGAACGATCTTATGAAGGAACAACACCCAGGAATGCCTATCGATGTTGATAGACAATCCCGTGTAACCTTCGGTGGTACTAAAAAAGATTAAATAAGTTTTTCTCTTTTTTACCAACGAATTAAATTAATCGTACTGGAGGTCCGCAAGGACAGGTACAAAAGGAGATAATAATATGGCAAATCAAGATGCAGCTTTCGGTTTTAAACCCGTAAGACATTTGAGTGGCAATATTCAAACTGAAGAGTTTGCTATTGCTAACAATTACGGTACTTCTATATTTACTGGACAAGTAGTAGAAGCCGTAACAGCAGGCGGTATTGAAGCAGCGGCAGCTGGAGACGTTCAACAATTGGGTGTTTTCGCTGGTGTGTTTTTTACTGATCCATCAACAAGTAAACCTACGTTCAAGGCTTTCTATCCAGCTAGCACAGCAGCAGCTGATACAGTAGCTTCTGTGTATGCAGATCCAAATATCATTTTTGAAGTACAACATGATGGTACTGGAACAGCAGCAATGAACCATGGTGGTTTTGACTTTGTAGGAGTAGCAGGAAGTACTATTTCTGGACAGTCAACACAAGAACTTGACACATCAACAGTTACAACTAGTGGTGGTTTCAAACAGATAGGAATATCTAAAGATCCCGACAATAGTGATACAGGCTCAGCGAATGCTAACGCATACGTTAAGTTTAATACTGGTGAACATGTGTTTACATTAACAACAGCAATAGCATAATCGAATAGGAGATTAAATTATGGCAATATCACGAGCACAACTAGTTAAAGAACTAGAGCCAGGATTGAATGCACTATTCGGTCTGGAATACAAAAACTACGCAAACGAACACGCGGAAATTTTTGACACGGAAAACAGCGACAGAGCTTTTGAAGAAGAAGTGATGTTATCTGGTTTCGCAAATGCTTCAGTTAAACCTGAAGGATCAAGCGTAAACTACGATGCAGCACAGGAAACTTTCTCAGCTAGGTACACACATGAAACGCTTGCTTTAGCGTTCGCAATCACTGAAGAAGCGATTGAGGATAACTTGTATGACAGACTTGCGTCTAGATATACAAAAGCTTTAGCGAGATCAATGGCTAACACTAAACAAGTGAAAGCAGCTAATGTGTTAAACAATGCGTTTGCTACTGCAAATGGTGGAGATGGTAAAGAGCTTTGTGCTACTAATCACCCTATCGTTGCAGGAACAGTTAGAAATGAGTTAACTACTGCGGCAGATCTTAACGAAACTTCATTGGAGCAGTCTTTAATTGACATCGCTGCAATGACTGACGAAAGAGGTCTAAAAATTGCGGCTAAAGGAGTTAAAATGATAATTCCTTCTGCGCTTCAATTTACTGCGGAGAGATTAATGAAATCTTCTCTAAGAACTGGAACAGCTGATAATGATACGAATGCACTTGTGTCTATGGGTATGATTCCACAGGGTTACGCTGTGAATCACTACTTAACAGATACTAATGCGTTTTTCATTAAAACGGACGTGCCTAACGGTTTAAAACACTTTGTTAGAGCGCCTCTAAAAACAGCTATGGAAGGTGACTTTGAGACTGGAAACGTTAGATACAAAGCTAGAGAGAGATATTCTTTTGGATTCTCTGACCCTAGAGGTATCTTCGGATCACCAGGAGCAGCGTAATCGTAATAATTTTGTGGCGGACATAGTTCCGCCACACTTTAAATATAGAAAGACAAAACATGAAAAATACCTCTATCAACATTTGGGCCTACAATTATCACGCTAAATTTAATATTGAGCATGATAAAGATACAGCTGAAAGTGTTGAAAAAGCAATACTTGACAAGCTAGGAGAAAAGAGTATAGTTTGGGAATATCTCGGAGATGCATATCATTCGGGATTAAATAGAATAACTTATGAAGAGGTTATCGATGATACAAGACCTGTACAAACAAAAAAGGTCCTTGGAGTTGAAGTGGCAACAGGAGCACCTAGATAATAATAGGTATACTCTTGAGATGGTTAAGATAGATGACAAAGTTAAAAGAGTCATTACTGACATCAAGCTGGAAGAAGCAGCTATTGCACATAGACAGAATCAAGTTGAGGATGTCACTCCACAAGTTTCTGTAGCTACTTAAGTCACAAAGCTACATCGCTGAAATCG